TAAGTGTAGGATAACAGACCAGTATTTGTCCTGTAACTTGTTACCCTTCATAACTTTTGGATTGTTATCTACTGATAATAATTTATATGCCATAGTTTTCCTCAATTAAAAAGTGTGTAGCTAGTGAACATCTGGATTTCTCAGTCTTATTGTCCCTTCATCTCCGACCTTTCCTCATGTCCTCTTAGTCAATTAAGACTATTCACATTTCTAGGATTTTATAGGAGTTTCAACCCCTAGCTACACTTGCTAGTTTTTAAAGAGACTAGCAACTCTTGTTTAATAGTTATTCTAGGTACTATTACCTTTGCTAATTTAAGCTACTACGTTCTTAACAGCATGGAACATTCTAACAAAGATGTTACCATTTATAAAGCTGTTATAGCTATCAATAGTTCTTAAAGTATCTTCAACATCTACATTGTTTGCAACTTCTAAAACTTGCATACCTTTGTTAGATTCGTTAAGCTTTACAAACCTTCTGAACCATAGTTTTTCTATTGGATTCTTTCTTTGTTTGTAGATAGATACTTTACCTTTATGATAACCATTGAAAGTATTTCCTTGAGTTACTTCGTTTCTCTCTTGAGCTACTCTAACTCTTAGAACATTAACACCTAAATCAGATGCTTGATTCCAAACAGTTCTGATTGAATGTGGTGCTTTTGCTATTGATCTAGTAGACGCACTACCATTTCTTGTATAAGTAATATTACTCATAGTTATTTACCTCCTCAGGTATTATTATTATTAAGTTTCTTTAAAGAAACCCAGTCTGCCCTTGCCCTAAAATTGTACCATGCTTTGCCTTCCGTTGCAAGTATGTAATACTTTAAGAACTAAGACCATGCTTTAACATGCCATGATGTACCCAGTATATTATCATACTTGGGTGTTATAACAGCATACTTTCTGCCCTTTCTAAACATGAACCACTTATCTTCTTTGATACTCATAGCAGTGTCATATCTAAATCCTTGCTTTTGATAATGATTAAAAGCTAAATCTTTTGTTCTAAACTTCATGATTCCTCTTCAAAGTTAAGTTCATCATTAACACTAATGTCTCCATTTTTAATAGCTTCTTCTACTATCTCAATTAGTCTTTCCATTTTTATTAACCTCCTCAGGTTTATTATTTATAAAATCTGCCTAGCCTCGCTAAGCCCTAAAATTGTACCATGTCCTGCCAACGATTGCAAGCATGTAATACTTTAAATAGTTTCAATAGCATCTGGATGTTGTTCCATTCTTGCTTTAAGACTGTCAAGTGTATTTAACACACCAACCTTCATTGATTCAGATACGTCTGGTGGGAAGCTAGTAAAATTATCTCTTGCTAATTTAATAGATGTTAATAAAATAATTGCTTCTCCGTCTGTAATATCTATATTCATAGTTACCTCCTTAGGTATTTATTATTAACCGCTAGGTCGCTCTGCCTAGCCCCTAAAATTCTACCAGAACCCACCGAGGATTGCAAGCATTTAATGTTTAAGGTACAGATTTAAGGTACATATATTTAAAGGTACAAACTTAAAAGGTTTAGAAAAGGTACACAATAATTAAAGATTAACAGGTTCTTAACAGGTTATCCACAGTTTATACATGGTTTATACACAGCTTATTAACAACGCCCTCAACCCATTGCCGCTATTAAATACTTCACTTTGGAGTTAAAATAGGTGGTGTGGTCTCCTAAATTAAAAAGCCTTTACGAAGTAAAGCCTATTTAACCTCCCCCTAGAGACATAAAAAAAGGGAGCAGACTGTAATGAGACTACTCCCTTTAGATGGGCTACTTAAGCATCATGATTTTCTATGTAGACATTCATTAAGTCTTCGTAGACTTGGGGGAGAGTCTTTGATGTAGAAAGCATCTTGTGAGCTTGTTGGAAGCTAAGTTTGCCTTCCTTTTGTAAGCTATAAAGAGTAGCTAGAACTCTCTTTTGTCGTTGCCATTCCATTTTGCCTGCCTTCGTTTTAGAGAATTTGTAGCTAATTGCTTTTAATTGATTGTAAGTGCTTGGTTGAGCAAGACGATCTTTATCAATTTTAGTTATATCAAATGTAGTTGTGTTATCCATATTATACCTCCTTAGGTTATTGGATGTTTAGGTTAAGCAAATCAACGTAATTGTTGATTGCAATAGAATCAGATGTGTCTTCACATCTAATTTTTACTACCGGAATTCCTGCTAATGCATAAGTATCAACATGAATTTCGGCTGTAAATCTGTCATTAAATTCCAAGGTTTCTTGGTTTTCAAATGTAATTAGTATCATAGGTATCTCCCGTTAATTTGCCATGGTTAAGACATGGATATCTAGAAGCCTGTAAAGTATTTAATGCTCTTTGAAGTTTACTTCATAAGCATTAAGGTATACTTTACTTTACAGGCTTTTAGGATTCATGTTCAATGCATAAATTATAAGTGGAGATAGCTATGCAATACTAACTACCATTTAAAAACCCCTTGGAATTTGATACAGCATTTACGGACGGACATGAGTTTGATACTTATGCGGAATTCCGTAGTTAAAATATATTCTATTAGCAATTACAGTTATGCTTAACCTAAACATGCTTAAGGAGGGGTGATATGGATAAGGAACAGATATAACTAAACCACAAAAACTATCTAAGTCTTTGATATTCTATGAAGTTTGCATAGTTATTCTATTAATAATAACACGCATCAACTACACAAACTTTGTAAACTAGATAGTTTTTGTGGGATAAGATAAGATCGTTGCAGTACAACCAAGCTACAAAGGCTTACAATGTACATTAGCTACACGTAAAGGTACGAGGCAGCCTTTGTCTTTCGCAACGACAACTTATTGTTCTAGCGTCTAACTAAATGCTTACAAAACTTTTTAAACTTAGTAAGCTCAGAAGTGCTTTACTTCAAAGACTTGGATATCTACGAAGTCTGTTTAGTACTACATAGAAACTCTTGACAAGATTAAGTAGTCTTTGAAGTAAGGAGTAGACATAGTCTGCTCTAACACTAAGGTATCGAAGGGGGGAGGCAGGAGACCACCCCACCCTCCGTATATATCTATAGAGTGGTTACATGTTTTTAGCTAAAAGGGGTGTCAACCAGAAAGGTCGGGATTAAGAGGAACAGGACTATTAGGGAGTCAATAGTTTTGTCGGGCTTTAAAGACTATATAGGTTAAGTGGAGATTCTCGAAGGTGGGATAGACTGTAAAGTCTACTAAGTGGAGTCTCCAAATGCTAGGGGTTTAACAATCTCGGAGACAAGCTCCATCATACAGGTCAGAGAGCATTTTGTCAAGTACTTCTTGACTTTTTTTCATATAACCCTATACTGGTTGACATGAACAGTATTATATCTTCACAGCAAACATCAAGAGAGTTAACGGATAAACAACAACTCTTCCTTGACAGTCTAGTAGAAACTGAAGGAGATGCCAAGCAAGCAGCAGCCTTAGCAGGCTATTCAGGTGGGCACTACCAAGTCTTGAAGTCTTTGAAGAACGAAGTGTTAGAACTAACTAAAGACGTACTAGCACACAATGCACCTAAGGCAGCTTTTAAGCTTCTAGAGATCATGAGTTCAGATAAACCAATACCACAAGCCAGTAATAAACTAAACGCTGCTCAGTCTTTATTAGACCGTGTTGGAGTTTCAAAGTCTGAAAAGTTAGACATCAACCTACAAACATCGGGTGGAATTTTTATCATGCCAGATAAAGCACCTATTAATATAGAAGCAGAGGACGTTGAGTATGAAGAAGAACCCTATTTCCAAGAAGAAGAAACTAGAAGCGAACAACCTTATGTGGGAGAAACTGATGAAGGAGAAGAAGAGTAATGGCAACGAAGAAGGACAGTAGATTAAAAAACGCAGGAGTATCTGGCTACAATAAACCTAAACGTACTCCTAGTCATAAAACTAAATCACATGTTGTTGTGGCTAAAGTAGGAGATAAAATAAAAACCATACGCTTTGGAGAACAAGGAGCTAGTACAGCAGGTAAACCTAAAGCAGGTGAATCAGATAAAATGAAAGCAAAGCGTAAAAGCTTTAAGGCTAGACATGGCAAGAACATAGCTAAAGGTAAAATGTCAGCAGCATATTGGGCTGACAGAGAAAAATGGTAAAAAAAGGAACACAAGTAGGAAGTGATGCAAAGCCTGTTATGTTTAGAAAAACTATAGCAGGTAAAGGTTCTAGAGCTAGACCCGGAGTTTACAGCGAAGAGTATCGTGATAACTTCGATAAGATTTTTAACAAACCCAAGAAGTAATGCCGTATTCACAGAAAGTATTAGATAGGTTTGAGAGTGTTTTAGAAGACCCAACGAAGCATTCAGTAGGTCGATTCGACCCTAGTGATCCTAATGTAGCCACAGGCATGACAGGAGCACCGGCTTGCGGTGATGTTATGAGGCTACAATTAAAGCTTAAGGGAGACCTTATAGAAGACGTTAAGTTTAAGACTTATGGTTGTGGTAGTGCTATAGCTTCATCAACCTTATTTGTAGATATGTTAAAGGGTAAGACTATACAAGAAGCTAAACTAATTAAAGATAAAGATATAGCAGAGGCTTTAGAACTTCCACCAATAAAGTTACACTGTTCTGTTTTAGCAGAAGATAGTATAACAAAAGCCATTGAAGACTGGGAGAGTAAGAAATGAAAGAAGGATACATAAAAAGAAAGACATCAACCATTCCTTTTGGTTATGAAACAAGTGAAGTAACTGGTTATTTTAAACCTATACCAAAACAAATAAATGCTTTAGAAGTTGTTTCAGAAATGGTGCATGGTGATGAAATTAGTTTAGCTGTAGCCGTTGATTGGTTAGAAGCAAGTACAGACCGTAAGCTATCAAGAATGGGTTTAAAAAAACATATAGATAAAAAGTATGACAGACAAAAAGAAGACGACAGAAATAAATTCAATTCAATACTTGACAGATTCTAAAGGAAGCCCTATACTTAACAAGGACGGATCGCCTAGGAAGAAAGGTGGAAGACCTAAGGGTTCTAAGTCTACGTATTCTTTTTCTACTAAAGAAAAAACAAAAAACGCAGCTAGGAAATCTTTAACATCTAAAAGGAAGATAGTTGAAAAGCTCGAAAAAAAATTACGATCCAAAAAACAAACACTCAAACAACAAGAAACAACAATCCGAAAGTTTGAGAACGCATCGGATGAAAAGACAGTATCAGCCCAAGGGAAGGTAGTCACAGAATCAGAAGTTAAAGAACTTCCAGATTCAGTTCAAGCTCATTTAGATGCAACGAATTCGTTTGTGGCTTTCATGCCTAATGAAGGACCACAGACAGACTTTCTAGCTGCAGACGAAAAGGATGTCCTTTACGGAGGAGCAGCAGGAGGTGGCAAAAGTTTTGCTATGTTGATAGACCCTTTAAGGTACTGTCACAAAAAAGGACATAGAGCTTTAATCCTTAGAAGGTCTATGCCAGAACTTCGAGAGCTTATAGATAAAAGCAGAGAATTATATCCTAGAGCATTTCCGGGAACTAAGTTTAGAGAAGTAGAAAA